GGAATACGAAGATGGTATTAAACGAATGAGGGTAGAACTAATAAACAGAAAGAATTACATGAGGGCAGTATAGTTGGCTGACTTAAGTGAAACCGCTGCATTTCCATTTGTCTGTGAAGGTGGGTTAGTTCTTAACCAATCTACATTTATAATGAAACCCGGACAGGCGTTAGAATTAACTAACTTTGAGCCTGACACTGAAGGTGGATACAGAAGAATAAATGGGTTTAAACCTTATGTAAACTCAATAGTTCCTGAAACAGCAATTAGTACTGAGCCTGTTCTTATGAGTACTATATTTAGTGACTACGTTATTGGAGCTAGAGGAACAAGTATATACCGATCTGCTTCAACTACCTTAAGAACAAAAATAGCTTCTGGTACTAGTATGTCAGGGTCAGGTACTCTCCTTGTTAAAGATAGTACTTCTTTTTCTTCTAGTGGAACAGTAGTAATTAATTCTGAAGACTTTACCTATACAGGAAAGACTGCTACAACTTTAACGGGTGTAACACGAGCTAGAAATAGCACAACTGCCGCAGCTCACGCAGTTCCTGATGTTGTTTCTGAAACATGGACTAGCATAGATAGTGGCAGAACTAGTGCTACTAAATATAATTTTGAAAAAATTAACTTTGACGGTAATGATAAATTAGTTGTTGTAGACGGTGCAAATGCACCTACTATTTTTAACACATCTCTTACAGCCGTAGATATATCTCCTTCTAGTACGGGAACTGGGGAAGTTACAACTTTACTTGTAGCGATAGCAGCAGACACAGGTATGACAGGGTCAGGAACAATCACAGTTGGTGACACATCTCAATTTGCTAGTTCGGGGTCTATATTAATAGGAGGTGAAACTTTCACATATACAGGAAAGAGTGCTACAACATTTACTGGAGTAACTAGAGCAACATTAAGTAGTGTTGCCGCAGCCCACGAGATAGGTGTTTTTGTATCAGATTTATTTCCTCCTCCAGTATTAGGTGCAAAGTTTGTAACAGCATTTAAAGATCATATGTTTTACGCAGGCATGTCTGCTAATAAACAAGAAGTAATATTTAGTGTACCTTTTATTGAAGATAGCTTTAGTGTTGCTATCGGTGCAGGTAGCATAAAGGTTGATGATACAATTGTAGGACTTAAGGTTTTCCGTGACAATTTATTTATTTTTTGTGAAAACAGAATATTTAAATTAGGTGGTTCATCTCAAGCTGACTTTGCAATGGTCCCTGTCACAAGAAAAATAGGATGTATAAATGGTGACACAATCCAAGAATTTGCAGGTGACTTAATATTCTTAGGGCCTGATGGCTTGCGTACTATTGCTGGTACTGCAAGAATTGGTGACGTTGAATTAGGCACTATAAGTAACAACGTTCAAACTTTATTTAGAGATAATATATCAGATTCTGCATCTTTTGAATCTTTAGTAATACCCGATAAAACACAATACAGAATATTCTTTTCAAAAGAGGGTGGTGGTGAAAAAGAAACAATAGGCGTTATCTGTGTTATGAAAGGTCAGACGTTTGAGTTTTCTCAACTTAAAGGTATAAGACCATCTTGTACAGATACAATCATTTCAGAGGGAGATGTAAAACCTATTCATGGTGGATTTGATGGATACATATATCGCCAAGATCAAGGTAATACTTTTAACGGTGAACTTATTTTAGGAAAGTATAGAAGTCCTGACCTTACTATGAATGATCCGGGAATAAGAAAACACATGCAACGAGTAAATATAAACTATGCACCTGAATCAACAATTGATGCAGACATGTTTGTTAGATATGATTATGAGTCAGCAGAATCGACCCGACCTGCTGCTTATCCGTTAGATAGTTTAAATGTTGCAGGTATATATGGGTCAGTAGTTTATGGCGTGGCATCCTATGGAGGTCCTACTCAACCTATCGTTAGAACGGCTGTAGAAGGTTCAGGATTTGCTGTTGCATTAAGAATAGAAGATGGTAGCAATAGTACAGCACCGTATTCTTTAAAAGGATTCCAAATGGAATATCAATTAGGAGCTAGAAGATAGATGGGAACAGAATACACCAGACAATCCACATACACGGATGGAGATACAATAACTGCAGCTCATACCAACGATGAGTTTGACAGATTACTATCTGTATTTGATGCAACAAATGGACACACTCACGATGGAACTTCTGCTGAAGGTGGGCCTATAACTAAGCTATTAGGGTCAGGTTTACAGTTTGGAGCAGGTACTGCAAGTAGTGATATAACTATTACATTTAATACAAGTGGTAATGACGGTGAATTAAAGTGGTTGCAAAGTGATAATCGTTTTCAATTCTCCAATGATATAATAGTTGTTGATGATAAACAATTAATTTTTGGAACAAATACAGATGTTGCAGTTAGTTATGATGAAACAACAACCAATTCTTTAAAAATTGCAGCAACAGAAGGTGCAGGATTAGCCATAACTTTAATGGCTGACGAAGGAGATGATGCAGGAGATGAGTGGAAATTAAACATTGCTGACGGTGGCACACTCACACTAGGAAACGACATTAATTCTGCAGGTACGTATGTTACCCATTTAACAATTACACCAAACTCTACCGTAGCAAATTCTACAATGGCAGTAGCAGGTAATGTTACAGTTGGAGGTAATATTGATGTTGATGGTACAACAAATTTAGATGCAGTTGATATAGATGGTGCAGTACAAATTGATAGTACAATTACTGTCGGTGCTAACGATCAGGGTTACGATGTAATTCTTTATGGTGATACTGCATCAGCAAACATGACTTGGGATACATCAGCAGATGATTTAATTTTAAATGGAGCTGCTGGATTAGTTGTTCCAGATGGTCAGCTTACTTTGGGGAGTGTGGCTTTAACATTTAAAGATGAAGATGATTTGTCCTCAAACAGTGCTTCTTCTATTGCTTCGCAACAATCAATTAAAGCATATGTAGATTCACAAGTAACAGCACAAGATTTAGATGTTACCTCAGATAGTGGTACAATAGATATAGATTTAGACAGTGAAACTTTAACTATTGCAGGTGGAACAGGTTTATCATCAAGTGCTTCTTCTACTACAGTTACTTTAGCAGTAGACGCAGCACAAACGGGTATTACTTCAATTTATGCTACTGATTTAATATTAGGAGAAGATTCTCAAACTGCTATTGATTTTGGAACAACTAATGAAATAGACTTTAAAGTTGATAATGCTGCCAGATTGACATTAACATCTTCTGCTCTATATCCTGTAACAAATAATCAAATAGATTTAGGCACATCTTCTTTAGAATTTAAAGACGCATTTTTTGACGGAACAGTAACTGCTGATGCGTTTGCAGGTCCCCTTACAGGTAATGTAACAGGAACAGCAGATGTGGCAACAGCCGCAACGACAGTTACAGTCAGTGACAATGAAAGCACTAATGAAAACAATGTAATTTTATTTGGAGCAGGAGCGGCAGGTTCTGGTAACATTGGTGTTGAAGCTGATGGTAACATGACTTACAATCCAAGTACAGGTAAAATAACAGCAACAGGATTTATAGGTGCATTAACAGGTGATGTCACAGGTGATGTCGCAGGTAACTTAACAGGAACAGTTGCTACAGCAACACAAAACTCAATAACAACTGCCACAGGTTTGACATCGACAGGTGCATTAAATTCAGGTTCTATTACAAGTGGCTTTGGTGCTATTGATAATGGTAGTGACACTATAACGACAACTGGAGTTATTACAGGTGGCACATTAGAAGCCACAACGGATACAGCGGCAGGTGATAATGCAGCAATAGGTTATACTAGTGTTTTAGGTTTAATATTAACTGGGCAAGGATCAACGAATGATGTAACTATCAATAATGATGCTGATGCTGAAGTAATGGGTATTGCAACTGGTACTACAGTAGCAAATTTTGCAAGTGTACCTACAGTTGCTGATGTTGCTATTAAAGTAGCAGGAAAAGAATCCATATGGGTTCCAGCAGGAGCAATGTATCCAAGCACAACTAACCCTT